AATCTTGCATACGAAGAATAATTGATGAATTGTGAGGTATTCCGTGAATTTGCCCAGGATCATCCATTTCAAAAACGTGTGCAATATCCGAAGCTGCTACAATTTCGCTTTCCGATTTTTCCTCATTGGGGTGTCTATTAAATATCCAATATCCAATTCTCTTCCCTAATTTATTAAATTGAATTCCGCTAACGGTATAGGTGCCTGATGCATCAGCCTTAATATTTTTATTATGGTCCACAAAATCGGGATCTAATATTTGTAATTCTAGGGGCACCCCTAAGAAACTTGGATCCTTCTCCTTCCAGATTTTTCTAATGTAGCATTCTCCAGACTTCACAACGGTTTTAGTAGTCACCAATTGCATTCCATAAAAATTTTGTAAGCCATTAAAATCACATATAGTGCTGTTCGCCCATTCCTCCCAAAGTTTTTTTGCGATTTTAGTTGCCGACTTGGTTTTTCCAATCGGATTGGCCATTATCCCTGTCCCAATGACATTATTTGCTATTCTCCTTGTCCCATTCTTCGCGTATGGATTATTTTTGTTTGCTTCCCTCGATCTTTTACGAAGCATCGGCAATGCATCGTTTGCATCATTGTTAGGTGAGAGCAATTGAGGATTATTGTCACTAAACCTTCTACCTTTACCAGCTCCTTCATATTTTCGGACGCCTTTTTCTAAAATATCAAAAGCTGCCTGGTTCTGTATCCGTTTTACAGCATGTTTAGGAGAAATTTCCCGAAATATCCTATTAATAAAATCCATTATTGTATGTCTTTAGTAAACGTCGCGAAGGTTCTGCTTGAACCAACCTCGTTAGGAAATAACTCCTTTTTCATTAATTTTTGAATGGCCAACATTTCAGATAATGAACGGTATTCTACCTCCTTATCGGCATATCTAACCCTCAAAGCTCCTTGAGCGATAGCGGCACTTAATGTGTTGTACTGATCAATTGTGTACATTATGCAAATTGCTTTTTCTTTTCTGCTGTAAATCTATCCATAATAGATTTTATTTCCCTCAAATCGGCGATAGTCCGTCTATCCTTTATTGCCTCTAATCCACTTATTTGATTATAAGCATTTTTAGCGGCGCTATCTTTTCTTGAAAAAAGTTTCGCTATTTTTTCAAAGGAAAGCAGAGTATAGCTTCTAAGTAAATAGATACCGATAAATCTCTGGTAACTACTGTTCTGGTCCTTACTAGAATTTTCAGTGTATTCTTTCACTTCTAAACCAAAATGAATACAAGCTGATTTGATAACAATTTCTTCCAGGGTTTTTGGGGTTTCGATTTGCATGATCATTAATTTGATGGTTATCTTCCACGCCAGAAATCATTTTCTGGCTTTTTCTTTTGTTTAGGCTTGGTTTCAACTTTAATAATTGTATCCAGGCTATTATTGTATAGTTTTTCCCAGTTCTCGTCAGTCCAGCGATCCATGCCGGCGACATTTGCTGCAGCTCTTGCGTATACACGACAATCCAACCGCTCATTACGATCAAACTTCTTTACCCACTTGGGTTTGGTATAGCCTTTTTTATCTTTGGTATATTCTATTTTTTCAGCTGTTAAACTTTTAAAGTGGTTTTCGTCATACATAGGGAAATGGCAATATCCAAATGGCACTGGTTGATTTTCCTTCAATTGCGACTTAAGCCATCCATATAATTCAGTTTTAATAAGCGAAACTCCAACTGACCATACTTCAACACGCTTTATTGTCTTTCCAGATTGCGCTGTATCAACTGCTTTTGGCTGTGATACCATAACAGCCATCGTATCACGGCCTTTAATAGGAATAACTTTGCTTTTATCGAACTTTCTGCATACACTGTAAACAACATTCGTGTTATTACCACTATCCACTGCTATCATCCGTAACGGAATCATTGCGCCATCTTCTCTAGTCCACTGCTCGTTTACAATGTTTTTAAGATTATCCCAAACTACATCGTTTTCGCTATTTGTGCTGCCATAAAAAACTCGGTAATCAATACTCCAGCTTTCTTTCCCTTTTCCCCAGCCAACAATTTCAACCTCGATTCGATCTGGTTGTACGTCCATGCCAGCAGTTATTAAAACAACCTTATTGTTCGGCGTGTTAATTTTATATGTTTCACGTTTGTTATATAGAGCTTCCCAATCAGGTTGTTCACCTTTGATTTTATAGGTCTCTCCAAGTTTTGTATTGGTGAATACAATTAATTTAGGAAGATCATTTTGCGCTTCATCATGTTCTTTTGCCATTTGAGACCAACTGTACCAACCCAGAGGTGAATACAATGCATTCATTACATATCCAAAAACAAAACCATCTTCTTTTTCAGGAAATAAAGCTTTCCATTCTCCAGCAGCTAACATTTTGGTTTTTTGGCGTTCCGGTATTAATTCAGAGCAATGTTCGCATTCGTATCTAACATCAGTGTATTTCCCTTCTTCATATCTTAATTGAGAGAATTTAAGATACTGCATGGTACCACATGCTAAGCACGGAACAAAGAAGTGTCTTTGTCCAGTCTTTTTTATTTCTTTGGAAATAATGCTTAAACCATCTATAGTTGGCGTTGAAGGACCAAATATTTTTCGACGATCACCAAAAGTTGAAGTTCTCGTTTTTGCTAAGCCAATTACATCACCTTCACCATCTACATCCTGTGGATATCTGTCCAGTTCATCCATGTACAGAAATCTTACAAAAGTTGAAGACAGTCCAACAGCTGAGTTCGCGCCAATCATTGTTAGATAACCGCCGTCAAATTCTTTGTCTAAGATCGTATTTCCACCTTCCTTGCTATTAGACGGCTTTATTTTTGCTCTCAATTTATCACTATCCTTGATCATTGGCTGTATCCTGGTCTTGGATGTTTTTTTCATCAAATGATCGGTAGGCATAACATACATGGTCGCAGCAGCGGCAATGTCAATTATGTACCCCAGCCAATTGTTACCGGCCTCTGTAGCTCCTACCTGTGACGGTTTTTGCCACCAAATTTCTCGAGCAGGATCTTTAACAGATAGTTTATCCATGATCTCTTTTAAATAAGGTGTTCGACTAGTTCGCCACGGACCAGGTTCTGCAACTGTAGCTGGTAATACACGGTTTGTATCCGCCCATTCAGATACGGTCATTATAGGATCCGGTTCGATAGCGCGTAAGAATCCTTCAAGCACAGAATAATCTATATCATCCAGTAGTAGGGTTTCTATATCTGCACTATAATTGCTCATTTAGGATTTTTGGTCAATATTTATTTTGCTGAAATTTGCATATGTGTCAAGAACATTTGTTATTTCTTCGTTTAGGACGTTAAGCGCTTCAACTTTATTTTCAGCACTAAGTACGTCGTCGATGCATCTTGCTGGTACGGAAGCTATTGCTTTTTTGAGCTGGCTACCTAATGCAAAAAGCGCTTTAAATACATCCGACTTTCGCACTAAAACACCTTCAAGTTCCTCAAGCTTTTTTTTATCTAGGGCTAACTGCAAGATCTCTCTTCTCCGTACAGTTTCTTTGTAGTCTAGCTTATCGTGAACAGGTATTTTTAGAAGTAAGGTCTCGTAATCTAAATCTGTTGAATCATCTAAAATTTCATCATCTATTTCTTCGGACTTGTCCGATTTTTCATTTTCAATTTTCGGACTTGAGGTTTTTTCGGACTTGATAGTTTTTTTCGGACTTGAAACAGACACTTTGTCAGTAATTTTTTCAGCTCTTTTTGCTTTACTTATCCCTGGTTTTGCGGTCGCGTTTTTATGTAAGAATCCATATTCCTTATCTGCTTCTTTTACGTTAACTTTCTTTTTTACAACGTCATAGCCCTTTTTTATCTTACCCTGTTCGATTGCTTGCCGGACTGCTTTTTCGTTTATACCAAGGTACCTGGCATAAGCGCTCTTTGAAAGAAATTGATCAGTATTAACGGCCATTGTTATCTATATAAAAATTCGGACTTACAAAATTATCTCCACACGTGAAATACTGGGAGCTTACCACCCCGCATAGTAACAGGCTACGGAGGACCCAAAAAACCTGCCTGACAGGCTCTATTTGATGTTTTTGTTATTATAGTCTATTTATAAGGTTTCTCATGTTGTGAACGGCCCTTCTAACGAAGTAATCCGTAACTGTTGTATCGATATTCTTATTCACTTCTTTGTTCTGTATAGCGCCGAATATTGATGTGGTTGATAGCTTGTTAATAGGTAAGTCAGGACCAGATGAAACAGAACGTTTAGTTCTTTTGATAAAAGAATAGTTATCACCACTACCGACATACTTACCCCTTGCAAATACAGGGTTTTGCGTAGTATT